GGCCGCCTGGTTCCTCGGGCACGACTGGACGATCGCCGCGGGCCTCGTGCGGGACGTGATCCTGGGAAGGAGGCCCTCGTGAGCTCCTGGGGCGCGCGTCTCCTCCTCCTGGTCGTCGGGGCCGTCGGCGCCGGCGTCCTCCTGTCCCTCGCCGTCGTGGGCCTCGTGTAGCCGTTCCGGGAGGTCCTCCGGGCCGGTTCTCCCCTCCGGGAGGCCGGCCCGTTGCCGTTGCAGGGTCCAGGACCCGCGATTTCCGCCAGGATCAGGCCCAGGATCGCCCAGGCGCGCCGATCCCCGCTCCGTGCGGCTCGTCAGGCCTCCGAGCCGGTGGCGACGTTCTAGGGCCTCTCACGGCCTCGGGAGGAGCTCGGGAGGTCCTCGAGCCGCTCGCCCCGGTGCCACCACGCGACGGCCAGCCCGAACCGGTCGATCACTTCGCGGATCTGGCGATTGATGAGGGCGTACTCGGACGTCTCGCGATCGACGGCCTTCACGGGGTCCAGGGCGGCCGCGTACACGCGTCCGGCGTGCGGGCCGTCGAACCCGTCGAAGCCGACCAGGAGGAGCTCCTGGACGCCCCACCGGGCGAGGATCGTCAGGGCCGCCGGCGCCGTCGCGAACGGGGACGGGACGCCGTGGTCGCGGAACCCTTCGGTCCACCGCCAGACGAGGGACCAGGCGCCGGGCTCGAGCTCCGGGAGGCGATCGACCGCCGGCGGCCGGACCGGGACGGTCGAGTACTCGAGGCAACCGGTCAGGGCCTCGCCGACCCGCGCGTCGACGAAGAAGACGAAGTCCGGCGCGTCGACGACCAGGGCGGCCTCGTTCAGGCCGGCGAGGATCGCGCGGCCGCGGCGATGGTCCCACGTGTCGAGGCTCGGCCCCTTGCCGACGAGGACGGCCTGGCGGCCGAAGTCGAGGCCGTTCCGGACGTCCGTCCAGTCCCGACGGTCCGCCGCTCGAGGGATCCAGCGGAGCTCGCCTGGCCGCCACCGGTCGTACTTCGCGTCCAGGCTCGCCTCGGTCTCGGGATCGGCCCGCGGGATCCAGAGGGTCCCGTCCGCGTGGTGCCGGACTCGGATCACGTGTCGCCTCCTTGCCTCAGTTCCAGATCAGATCGCGCCAGTAGACGGTCGTCCCCGCGTCGTCGGTGTACCCGAGCTGCAGGTTCCCCTTGAAATTCCAGTGCGGGTACGGCGCCGAGAAGGGGTTCGGGAGGTTGACCAGGGTTCCGTCCGCGTCGACGAGGTCCTCGGCCATGCATGATCCGCCCTGGCCGACCGGGGCGGAGGGGTTCTGGACGAAGTAGAGCATCCCGGGGAGGTTCGCCGGCTCGACGACGATCCGCCATTTCCAGAAGCCGTGCGGCGTCCAGGCGTACGGGGTGAAGCCGCTCGTGTCGAGCGGCTCGGAGGACCTGGACCAGACCGCGAGATTGATCGAGACCGCGTCGTCGAGGCTCAGGCGGACGGGGACGTACTCGAGGCCCCACCACTTCGCGCCACCGGGGAACCAGAGGACGCGGCCCTGGCGGCGCCACCGCTCGGCGACGACGACGGCGTTCGCCGGGTCGATGGGCCAGAAGTCGTGATCGTCGATCCCGTCGTCCTCGTGGAGCTCGAGCGGCGCGTACTCGTAATCGTCGGCCATGTCAGGAGCTCGCCGTCCAGACCGGCCCCCAGAAGTACCAGCGCCCCGCGCCCGAGACCGCGCCCGCGCACCATACGATGAAGACCATGAGGCCGGCCTTGAACGAGTGTCCGCTTCGGATCTGGAGCGGGTACGCCAGGACCGTTTCGGTCATGGACTCGTCTATCCCGTTGTCGTAGACGCCCAGCGTGTACGGCCCGGATCCGGTACCGCTGAGGACGACGGCCGGCTTGACGAGGGCGCCACCGCCTCCGCCCTTCGACCCGTACCAGCCTCCGCCCGGGGACTGCGCGGCCAGGATCTCGTCGTCGACCTCCAGGTCCGTCTCGCCGACCCGGGTAAGGGTGATCGTGTCGGACGGCGAGCCGTCGAGGCCCTCCGGGTACGTGACGGCCTGGTACTGACCGCTCCCGAGGTCGCCCGTGATCTTCGCCGGGACGCTCGAGGCTTGCTGGATCGCGATCGAGAAGGTGTTCCGCTGGGTCGCACTGACGACCTCGAGCTCCGGCGGCGCCGGCGAGACGTCCACCGAAGGATCGGCCGGCGCCGTGTCCCCCGAGTCGTCGTCGTACGCGCTCGAGGACTCGACGACGGTCCCGACCTCGATCGGAAGCCAGAGGAGGAGCTCGATCAGGTTCGAGCTCGTGTCGTGCGCGAGCTCGACGACGCGCCCGATCGTCGAGGGGATTCCCAGGCCCGAGAGGCCGAGGCCGATCGAGTCGAGGAGGTCGACGCCGAGGGCGTCCAGGAACGCGACCAGGCGGAGCCGGCGCCAGACTCGCGCGTACCGCGCGGACCAGAAGGCCGCGGACTTCTGAACGAGGTCCTCGTTCTGATAGATGAAGAACCGGTACCGGCGCTCCCGCCGGCCGTACGTGGACACGTTCGCCTCGTACGGAATGTCCCGCCAGTCGGCCGAGCCCTCCGGCCGCCACTCCGCCTTGAGGACCGTCACGACGTCCTCGAGATCCGTGTTCTCGAACGAGACCGAGGCCTCCTGGACGTTGTCCGCCGCGTCGTCGAGCGTCACGGCCGCGTCCGTGCTCGAGGGCTCGGCCGAGAGGTACCGGAGGAACGCGGCCTGGCCGACGGTGAAGAGGCCGCACCGGGCTTGCCAGGCGATCTCGGCCGCGGCCTGGAGGGCGTCCGCCTGGCCGAGGTCGGATCCGAGGTAGAAGTGCGACGGGTAGTTCGCGAGGGCCGTCCGGACCGCGGCGAACGCGGTCGCGTCCGGCTCGAGGTCCGTGTACTCGTCCAGGAGGAACTCGATCACGTCGGCCGTGTTCGAGCCCTGAGAGCTCTCGAGGGACACGTACACGACGTCGTCCTTCCACCGGCCCCGCTCGGACAGGCGGATCGGGAAGGTGATCGTCGTCGGCGTCCGGCCGTCCGGCGCGCCCAGGTCCTCGTCGGACAGGTCGACCGTGTAGTACTCCTCCGGGACGTCGACGAGGACCTCGCGCTCCGCGCCGAGGCGGTTGTACTGGACGGTCCGGAAGGCCCTCACGCGGAGGACCTCGGTCGACTCGAGCTCGTTCGCGACGAACACGTCCTCCTCGTCGCCCTGGACGGCGACGGGCGAGCCGGCCTCGAGTACTCGGAACTCGTCCGCCTCGACCCAGCCGCGCGAGGCCGCGCCGTTCGCCGGCGTCGTCGCGTTCAGGAGCCAGGAGCCGGCCGCGCCGTTTCCCCAGCCCCATTGAAAGCGGACCAGGTCGCCCTCCTGGGAAATCACGAAGTTGTACTTGTCGTGCGAGCTCCCGGGGACGTCGACGGCGCCGATCACGAGGAACGTCCCGACGACCCGCTGGGTCGAGTCGGCGAGCCAGGCGTACTCCGAGCAGTCCTCGTACTCGTGGCCGAGGGGCCGGTTCGCGAACATGACCTGGTCGAACTTGTTCCGGTTGCGCGTCGTGATCGTGAAGGTCTTCACGGCCGCGTCGGCGTCCGGGTTGTCGGCCGTCCGGAACTCGCCCAGGATGTACTCGTCGCCGACGTGAAGGGTGAGCGCCTCGCCGGTCGGGAAGTCCTCCGCCTCGAGTACGTCGAAGGCGGTCGTGTCCATGCCGATGTCCTCGGCCAGGCGGCCGAGCGGCGCGCGCTTCACGATCGCGGCCGGGACGTCGACCGCGGTCCCGAAGACGACCGGCCAGGTCTTCCCGACGCCGTCGGCGTGCAGGTTCGCGAAGTCCTCGGCCGCCGGCGTGTACGCGACGGACTGACTGTTCGCGCGGCCCTCGACCTCGAAGCGAAGGACGCGGTCCTTCTCGGACCACGTGACCGGGGAGGAGACGACGCCGTTCAGGAGCTCGACCAGGTCGTCCTCGTCGAGGCCCTCGAAGGCGTGAAGGACCCGCACCGGCCGGTGCTCGAGCGGCGCCTGGTCCGTGAGGCCTCGAAGGACCAGGTCCGAGTCCGAGAGCTCGACGGACAGGACCGAGGCGCTCCCCTGGTCCTCGACGCCGACCTGGGACCGGATCGGCGAGAGGCGGAGGATCCGGGCCTCGGTGACGATCGTCCCGATCGTGGCGACCTTGTCGCCGAAGTAGCGGGTCCCGTTCGCGCCCCACTGGATCTCGAGGACGACGAAGGCCTCGACGCCGGAGGGCGCCTCGGCCTTCGCTCGAGCTGAGGACGTGAGGGACCGGGCCATCGGCTACGCGCGGGCCGCGGTCACGGTGTACGTGACCTTCAGGACGTCGCCGTTCCCGACGGACTGGTCGCCACCGGAGAAGAGGACCGAGGTCCAGAGGGTCCCGGAGGTCCCGCCCTTCGTGGAGTCCGAGCAGAGGAACAGGCCCTTCATGGTGGCCGTCGCGTTGATCGAGAAGTCGGCGCTCGTCGCGTTCGTGATCTGTTGCGACGAGGCCGCGCCCTCCTGCCACTCCTGGCGGACGGACTCGGAGTACTCCGTTCCCTCTTCCCAGCCGGCGTGCGAGGACATCGTGTCGCCGGCGGCCGGGCCGGCGCCGTAGTTCGTCGAGTGAATCAGGCCCACGTACCAGGTGGTCTTCTGAGACGTGGCGTGAAAGTAGACGTCGAGGATGTCGTTCAGGGCCGCGTTCGTGACCATGTTCCGGATCGTCTGGCGCCACCGGACCGAACCGTCCGCCCGGTGACAGACGACCTCGAAGACGCCCCCCAGGAGGAGGTCGTCCCTGGCATTCTCGCGGCTCATGATCGAGCCGTCCGGCATCCGACGGACGACCTTGCAGCCGGCCGTCTCCTTGAATCCGATCGCGTTCCGTACCACGGTTGCGCCTCCTTCTCCTCAGTCCAGGGTTACGCGGCCGCGCCGGATCTCGCGCCGGAGGGCCTTCCCGATCAGTCGCGCGTCCGCCTCGGCGTACCCGGTGCCTTCGACGGTCACGTTCACGTCCCCAACGGTAACAGATCCACCGCGCCCGCTGTTGATCGCCTCCAGGAGCTCGGCGTTTCTCGACGCGGCGCCGGCGTTCACGACGAACTCGCCAGGCGCCGCGCGGATCGGAACCGAGTCTACGCCTCGAGCTCCGGACCCGCGGATCCATCCCCCCTCGGCCTTGCCCTCGACGGCCGCGGCCGCGAAGCCGATCGAGAGGGTCGCGCCCAGGCCCTGCAGCTCCGCCTTCAGGGCCGCGATTCGCCGCATGGCCTCGTCGGTCGAAACCTCGATGAAGACCTGGCGCTTCCCGGTCGCCTCCTCGAGAGAGGTCTTGAACTGCGCGAGCTCCTGGGCGCTGTTCGCGTTGACCATGGCCCATTGCTTCAGGAGGTCCTTCATGGCCGAGGACCAGGCCGCGGACTTCGTCTCGAGCTCGTCGAGTGCCGTCATGAGCTCCGCCCGGGCCTGCACCGCGCGCTGGGCCGCCTCGGCGTGGTATTGCGCCTCCTGGGCGAAGACCTCGTTCACGGTGTCCTGCAGCCGCTCGAGCTCGCCGACGACGTCCTCGATCGGAACCGACGGGTCGACCTGGGCGACCTCCTCGGCGAAGTCGACCGCCCGGTCGAGGTACCCGCGCGCCCCCTCGAAGTCGTTCCCGCGGAGCGCCTGGGCCGCGCGCTTCTCCATCTCGCGCGAGGCGTCCCGGAGGCTCTCGGCCTGGGCCTGGGGGTTCAGGTCCCGGATCTGAAGCCGGAAGATCCGCTCCTGGATTCCCTCATTGAACGCGGCGTGTTGCTGGTCGACGCGGCCGATCGCGGCCGTGTGCTGGCGGTACGCGGACTCCGCGGCGCTGAGGAGCTCGCGGTACTTCGTCTTCGACTCCTCGTACCGCTTCTCCTCCGCCTTCGCCGCGTCGCGGATCGCGCTCACCCGGGCCTCGAGCTCCTTGTGGGTGAGGCGGAGCTTCTCCTGGGTCGCCTTCTCCGCGTCGGTGAGCTCGACCTCGAGGACCTTCTTCGTTGCCTTCAGGGCCTCGAGCTTCGCGGCCTTCTGAGCGGCCGCATAGTCCTTGGCCGCCTGCTCGGCCTGGACCTCGAACAGGCGGACGTCGTCCGAGGCCTTCTTGATCTCGCCGAGCCAACGGGCTTGCTCCTTCGCGAAGCCGGACATCGTCTCGAGGAACGAGTCGACGTCCTTCTTCCACGCCGCGCCGGCGGGCTCGATTGAGTCGAACAGGTCGTCCGCGGTCTTCTCGAGCTTCTTCAGGTTGGATTGGAAGATGTCGATCTTCGTGGCCGCGTCGTCCGTCAGGCCGACCAGGTCCCCGAGCCAGACGAGGGCCTTCACCACGTCGGCGACGGCGTTCGCGATCTTCACGACCGCCTTCAGGACGGCGCCGGCGAGCAGCTTCCCGACCGACGTCAGGATGAACCAGACGGTCTTCCCCGCGATCGCGATCGTGTGCAGGATCACCGCGATCCCCTGAAAGATGTACTGCGGGATCAGGGCGAAGGAGCGAAGCACGACCTCGACGCGCTTCATGACCGCGCGGGTCTTCAGGAGGTTCGACTGCAGGCCGGCCTGTTCGGTCGACGCGGCCGAGCTCGTCGAGACCATGGTCGTGAAGACCTCGATCAGGATCCGCGCGGACTCGGCGATCGCCAGGAAGGCGACGGCCAGGGTGTCCGCGACGGCTCGAGTCCCGCCCATGTTGCGGATCGTCTCGAGGAGGATCCGGTTCCACTCCATGCCGACCTCGGCGCGCGCGTCCGTGATCTCGGAGCGGAGCCGCTTCATTTGATTGGCGAAGGAGCCGGCCGTCCTCGTCGCGTCCCCCTGGGCGTCCGCGGTTCCCTTCATGATGATTGCGAGCCGCGCCTGGACCTTCTGGAGGCCCGTCACCGCCTGGAGGTTGTCCCCCAGGCCGGCGTTATAGAGCTCTTGCTTCAGGGCCGCCTCGGTGATCGAGATCCCGTACTTCCGGACGGCCTCGTGGTTCCCGACGATCGCCGAGGTCAGGTCGCGAATCGTCTCGTCGTCCGCCTGGTTGTTGAACGAGGCGAGGTCGACGCCCAGGCGCGTGATCTGAGACGAGAGGCGCGCCGCCTCGGACCGAGCGAAGCCGAGCGGTACGAACGTGTCCTGGAGCCGCGCCATGAAGCCGAGGATCTCGGTCTTCCCGCGGCCGACCTCGGAGGCGAAGGACTCGACCCACTCGAGGGACTGATCCGAGAACGACTTGAAGACGGCCTGGAACTTCGAGAAGGTCTCCTCGTAATCCTGGCCGGCCTCCGAGAGCTTCCCGAGCTGGGCGATCATGGCGCGAGCGCCGAGGTACGCCCCGACGCCCGCGCCGATCTTGAGGAGGGTTCCCCTCACGCCCCCGAGGGTCCCCTGGACCTTCTTCCCTTCGTGGTCGACGCCCCGGAGGAGCGCCCGCGTCTTCGAGAGGGACGAGCTCGCGGACGCGCGGAGGTCCGAGAAGGCTCGACGCCAGCCGCGGCCGGTCCGCTTGCTTTGCTTCTCGGACCGCGCGCCGAAGTCCTTCGTCTCCTTCTCGGCCTTCTTCAGGCTCCGGCGCCAGGGTAGCCAGTTGAGCTGCAGGCGACCGATGAGGCCTTCCGTGATCGTCGCGCCCACGCTACCGCCTCCCGCGCCGCCTGGCCGTCCTCAGTGCGTCCGTCATGGCCGCGTCCTCCTGAGCGTCCTCGGCCTCGCGGAGCGTCGCGTACCCGAGGAACTCGACCTGTTCGGCCGCCGTGAGCTGAGGCCACGGGCGGCCGTACAGGGCCAGGGGGTCGACCCGTTCGATCGCGCGGAGGACGGCGTACCGAAGAGTCCGGCCGGCGTGCTTCGGGAGCTCCCGAGGCGAGCCTAGACCGCCTGCTCCTCGGACAAAAAATCCTCCACCGCCTCGTCGATCTGCGCGCCGGTCAGGTTGCCGAGCTCGCGAATCTTGTCGAGGATCAGGCCCAGGTCCCCCGTCGAGAGGCCGGCCTCCTGACACTCGGCAAAGACCGCGTCGAAGTACTCGCCCGCGTTCGCGCGGGTGAGCTCCTCGGGCCTGGGCGTGTCCCACTCGAGGGTCGGGTCCTCCTTCAGGCCCTCGACGATCAGGAAGATCATTTGGCGACGGTTCGCCAGGCGGGACTCGCGAACGAAGTCCGGATCCTGGAGGTCCCTCACCTTGACGACCTGATGCGTCTCGGGATCGCGGAGGGGCTTCCCCCGCTTCCCCGTCGCGAACTTCACCGGCGGGACCGGAGTCGGGAACAGCTTCGCCGCCTCCTCCTCCGATCCCAGCGGGAACGCGCGGACCTGGAGCCGGAGCTCCTGACCGTCGCCGGAACGGGGAAGGACGACCTCCCCCTTCGCCAGCGCCTCGACCTTCTTTCCGCCGATCTTCACGGGTCGCCTCCTTGCCTCACGTACCTACGAACGGACCGAGGTCGGCTTGACCGCCAGGCAACGGCCCCGGACCGTAATCATGTTGTACTCCTCGCCCTCCTCGAACGAGAGCTCGTCCGCGTGGAAGTCGGGCAAGGTCAGAACCTCGTCCTCCTCGCCGGCGGCCGTGCAGGGCTTGCTGATCGTGAACTCGAGGTCCACGGTGAACGGCCCGCACGTGGTCGTGCTCGCCCAGCTCGAGGCGTTGCCCCACTTCTTCAGGGCGTCGACGGGCGACGGGCTCGCGCCGCTGGCGGACTTCCCCTGCCACTCCTCGAACTTGATGCCGAAGGAAACCTCCATGGCCTCCTCGAGCGGCGTCGAGAAGCCGGCCAGGGCGCCTCGGTTCGTGACCACGCCGGCCTCGTCCCGGACGGTGAAGGAGACGTTCCCCTCCTCGATCGGGATCGTCAGCTCGTTCGATCCCCCGTCCTTGATCTTCAGGCTTCCGTTCTTCAGGTTCCGGATCGCCACCGGTGGCCTCCTTCACTTCTCAGGTCGCGCCCATGGACCCGCGGTACGTGAGGACGACCGCGTGACAGTTCGAGACCGATCCGCCGGCCGGTGGTAGCACGCCCAGGCGCCGCTCGTCCAGGTAGACCTCGGCCCCGTCGCCGAGCTGCAGACACGCGACGTCCGACACGGGCTCGTCACCGTACGACCGGACCAGGATCCCTGCACCGTCGAGGATCGTCCGCACGCGGTCCGCGAGGACCCAGGGTGCATCGGTTTGCTCGTCGGTCCTCTGCTCCGCGAACCGTGCGAAGCACGAGACCTGGAAGACCACGGTCCCAGCGAAGACGCCCTTTCGGGACGGCCACCGGGGGACCTCCAGAGGGTAATAGGCGACCCACTCCTCGGTCGCCTCGTTGACGTCGTCGCGCTGGCCTGGGATCTGTAGCGCCGTCGGCGCCAGGCCGTCCCGGAGGGCCTTCACGATCGACCGTTGCGCGTACGTCCTGAGCTTCGGATTGCTCATTTCCTGAGGGTACTCCTGGCGGATCCCCACGACCCGCCGGACTCCAACATACTCCGCGCGCGGTCCAGGCGTCGAGCCGCGGCGAGGATGTTCTTCCGCAACATGCCTTCCGGCGCCTGGCGCGAGGAGCCGTACTCGAGGGGGAGAATGTAGGCCGCGCCGTTCCAAATGACGATCACGACGCCGGCCGCGTCCTCGTCGACCATGATCCGCCACTCGGCCCGGGCGAAGCCGGTGTCCACCGGCGTATCGGCCCGCGTCCTCTTGAACACGTCGAGGCCGATCACCTTGAACGCCGAGGAGGCCTGGCGGAGGGTCAACGTCTCCTGAGCCGCGAAGGCCCTACCGAGGGACTTCTGAAACTCGCCCATGGCCAGTGTGACGTCGTCCGCCACGCTACCGCCTCCCGAAGACTCGAAACATGCCGACAAGCGGCTTCCGGTCGACCGCGACGACGCGCCACGTGTGACCGTCCGCCGTGACGAGCTGGTCGCCCTCCTTCGGCTCGACGTCGCCGAGCTCCTCGGCCGCCAGCTCGAAGACCGCGTCCCCCATCTTCAGGCGGCCGCCTCCGGCCTCGATCGCGCGGAGTGAGACCTGACGTCGGAGGGCCTTCGTGATCGCCACAGTCGCCCACGTGACCGAGGCCTTCCCGGCGTCGGTCGCGGTCCCCGTCGTCCTCGAGCGGAACGTGAGGGCCTCTGTCCCGTCGAAGACCGCGTAATCGCCGGTCGGGTCCCAGGTCATGAGCTCACCGTAACCCCTTCGAACTCGATCGCGGCCTCGCCGACGTCTGGCCCTTCGGTGACGAGGTCGATCGTCGTGTTCAGGACCTTCCCGCGCCAGGTCCTCCCCTCGTGGTCGATGAAGCGGACGTCCTCGGCCGCGGTCGCCTCCAGGAAGGCCTCGAGCTCGAGCAGCTTCCGCCTCGAGAGGCCCGTCCAGACGAGGACCAGGGACCGATAGGTGGGCGTCCTCTTGTACGCCCTGAGCGCCCCTCCGCGGGTCCGGTGCGTTATGACCTGGACGCGGTTCCGGCGGACGTCGCCGTACTCCGGCCGCGGGAGCTGGATCACGTTCGCGAGCGTCGCCCAGGGTCCGAGGAGGAACGTCTTCGTGAGGGCGTTCGGGTCCGCCTGGATCGCCGGCGAGGGCTCGTACTCCGTCTCGCATCCCTCGAGCGGAAGGTGAGCCGCGCCCTCCTCGAAGGTGATCCCGTCCGAGGCCTCGACCTGGATCACGACGACGGCCGAGGCCAGCTCGCCGAACTCGATCCCCTCTTTTGCGAAGTTCAGGCGTCGCGCGTCCTCGCCGAATTCGATTCCGTCAGCGGCTTCGGCCGCGTACGCGCGCGAGGCCAGCTCGCCGAACTCGATCGCGTCGGCGGCCTCGACGGACAGGATCACGCCGGCGTACTCGGCGAAGGTGATCCCCTCGATCGGCGTGCCCACGTTCAGCTCGGCGACCTCGGACGCGGATTCAGAGAATTCGACACCCTCAGCCTGGGCCGCGGCGACCGAGTACCGCTCGGCCAATTCAGCGAACGTGATCCCGTCACTCGCACTGACAGGGACTGCGCCGGAGTCCTCGCCGAAGACCGTCGCGTCGTCGTACCTGAGATCAAGTGAATCCGTGCCGGTCGTGTCGACGTACGTCGTGTAGTAGCCGCTCGCGCATCGGCCGTACGGCGTCGATCCGGCCCAAAGAAGTCCATGGACCCAACCAGGCACGGTGAATGAAGTCACATCCCAAGTCGAAGCGCCGGTCCGGTACTGAATGTAGAACGTCGTGACCGAGGACTCGTGCCGTCCGCGAAGGAGCCAGAGCTGATTGTCGTCGTCGATCGCGGGAAGCGTGAATGAGTAGTCCACGCTCGATTGAGGCGTGAACCACTCGACCGAAGACCAGCTTCCACCTTCACGGCTGTAGTAGGCGATATTCGCCCTGTACGAGTAGCCAGAGTGAGGGATTGAGGCCACGATCCTGGGAATCGAGCTCGTGTCAGTGCAGATCCCCGCGTACCCGAAGACGTAGCTCGCACTGATTCCGGTCTCGAGGTCTTCCCAGCTTCCCCAGGTCGTCGTCGACGAGGTCCACTTGCGGTACGAGAGCTTCATGTCCGAGCCGTCGTCACGGAAGATCGCGAGGTGCACGTTCCCGTCGGCGCTCACGCAGACCGAGTACTGGCGGTCCTCGTCGATATTCCCGTTTCGCGTCTCGCTGTAGATCGAATCAGGCGAGCCTTCCCAGGTCGCGAAGTCGTCGTCGCTCCAGTTGTGGTAAAGCGTGCCGGTCGATCCCGAACGCCAGCCGCAGAAGACGTGGCAGACGTCGTTCACGTGATCCCAGAGGACGGCGAGGGCCGCGTTCGTGTTCGCAACCTTCGTGAAGTTGTGGCCAGCCTTGTCGGCCGACCAGGAACCGGACTCGCGGCGCTTCACGCGAACGGCCGTGACC